TTTCTTACAAAGATGGCTTTGTCCACAGGCACATCTACCAACACCAAAGCTATTTTAAATGCTAGTCTTGTTGCTAGACCCTATGGGGAAGTGTTTCAAATAAAAGAAAGATTTACTCTCACAGATGGCGCACACGAGCAGTTTTATACTTTTCCGTTACAGTTTACAGAAAAAACAGACTTGGAGATGAGGGCGTTTTCTTCCTCTGGGTCGGTTAGCTTTGATGTTTCTGCGTCAATGGAATTTGTATATATACAAAACGAGGATTGGACAAATGGCTCGTAAAAAAGAAAATCCGATACGCAAAACCACTGGTAAGGGCGGTAATTATCGCAAGACTAAAGCTGGTGCAGGCATGACCCAAAAGGGAGTTGCTGCTTACCGTAAAGCAAATCCCGGCTCTAAACTTAAAACCGCAGTTACAGGCAAAGTTAAGCCGGGCAGTAAAGATGCCAAACGGCGCAAGTCATTTTGTGCGCGTTCCGCAGGTCAAATGAAGAAGTTTCCCAAAGCAGCAAAAGATCCAAACAGCCGCTTGAGGCAAGCTCGTAAGCGTTGGAAGTGTTAATATGGCTATAGGCCGATCACAAATGGCGCAGCAGGTAATGAAGCCGCCTATGAAGAGGAAGAAAAATGCCAAAGGACGCATGTTATCGAAAGGTAAAAGCAAGGTACAAAGTGTTTCCAAGCGCATACGCAAGCGGAGCAATAGCAAAATGTCGAAAAGTGGGCGCTAGTAACTGGGGAAATAAAAGTAAGAAAAAGCCCGTAAAAAAGGCTGCGGGTGGCGTTATTGAGCCATCAAACGAGTATCGTAAGCGCCCAGTGCGCCGTATGTTGGGTGGTGGAGAAGCAATTGCAAACGGTTGCGGCAAGGTAATGACAAATCGTCGCAAAGTAACGAGCTATTCGTAATGGCTGTTCGTAAGACAAAAAAGGGCGCTGCGCTCAAACGGTGGTTTAAAGAGGACTGGAAGGATGTCCGCACGGGCAAGGCGTGTGGGCGTCAAAAGGGTGAGAAGCGCGGAACTCCATATTGCAGGCCAACTAAGCGTGTAAGCTCAAAAACGCCAAAAACAGCTTCGGAGATGACATCAAGCGAAAAGCGTAGTAGAATATCTCAAAAGAAACGTCTTGGTCAGCCTGCTGGCAAACCGAAGCGCGTTAAATCGCTTAAAAGGAATAAAAAATGACCGTATCAGGCTCAACAGACTTTGAATTAGATGTAGCAGACTACATCGAAGAGGCTTTTGAGCGTTGTGGTTTAGAAGTCCGCACTGGTTATGACCTAAAAACCGCGAAAAGATCCATGAACTTGATGTTTGCGGATTGGGCCAATCGCGGCTTGAATCAATGGACGATTGAACAAAGATCCTTCACGGTTACATCCAATGATGGTGATTATGATCTTGGCACTGACGTAATAGATGTTCTTTCACTTGTTGTGCGCCGTGATGGGACTGATTATGCCCTAGATCGTATCAGTCGTGATGAATATCTAAATATTCCCACAAAAACAACTCAGGGACGCCCAACTCAGTTTTTTGTAGACCGTCAAATTACACCTGTTTTGAAAATGTGGCCTTTGCCAGACAATAGTACAGATGTTGTGCTGTATGATGCTTTGACGCGACTTGATGACGCAGATACATACACTAACACTCTTGGTGTTCCGTTTCGGTTTTACCCTGCGCTTGCTGCGGGTTTGGCTTATTATATTAGCGTAAAACGTGCGCCAGACCGCATGCAAATGCTCAAGGCTTTGTACGAAGAAGAACTTAACCGAGCAATGGACGAAGATCGTGATCGTGCGTCCTTCCGCGTTGCGCCAGACTTGAGGAACTATCGTTATGTCTAAGTATGCCACTGGTAAGTGGGCATATGGTATTTCTGACCGATCAGGTTTTCGCTACCGATTGCATGACATGCGAAAGGAGTGGAATGGTCTTTTAGTAGGCAAAGATGAGTGGGAAGCAAAGCACCCTCAATTAGAACCTCTTAGAGCACGTCCAGATGCACAGGCACTACGAAACCCGCGCCCCGATCCAGAAGCTGGCGCAGTTTCTGTGAGCGTTGGTGACAATATATTTCCTACCCCGCAGAATAAGATGAATACCATCGGTTATGTGGGTCAAGTTACAGTGGTGATCTCATGAGTTTTACATACGATGAACTAAAAACTGCAATTCAAGACTATACTGAGAACACAGAGACAACCTTTGTGAACAATCTTAATATATTTATTAAAAACGCAGAGGAGCGTATTTTAAAAATTGCTCAGTTAGATGTGTTTCGCAAAAATCAAAGCGGAACTTTAACTGCAAGCAATCAATATCTTGCGCTTCCTACAGATTATCTTGCCCCATTTAGTCTTTCGTTTACGAATGGTAGCAATAAAGAGTTTATGCTTTTTAAAGATGTGAACTTTGTTCAGTCTTTTAACCCCAATGGTGCAACTACTGGTGCTCCTCGTTATTATGCGCAATTTGATATAGATAACTTAATTTTAGGTCCAACGCCCGATTCTAATTATGCTGTTGAACTTCATTATTTTTATCGACCTAACTCTTTAACGGCTGGCGCGGGAAGTGGAACAACATGGTTGAGTACAAATGCGTCAGTAGCCTTGTTGTATGGATCTCTTATTGAAGCATATACGTTTATGAAGGGTGAAGGAGATTTAATACAGAATTATACACAACGTTTTACTGAGGCTCTTTCTCGCGTTAAGAATTTTGGAGAGTCTCAAGAGGTTACTGATGCGTATCGCACAGGTCTTATTATTAGGGAGAAAACATGATACCTGCTTTGGATATAAGATTGCCAGAAGATTTTAAGGTAGATGTAAAAACCACGAATAATCGTGGCTTTACTCCTGAAGAGGTTGCACAAAGGTGTGCTGATAAAATAGTTGCTATAGGAGATTCTGCCCCTCCTGCAATTCGTGATCAGGCGTTAGCCTATAAGCGCAACATCACAAAAGTCATTGAGTTCTACTTACGCGAAGCAGTAAAAAGTGATAGAACTACAATATACAACGCTATTAATGACGCAGGACATCCAGAGCTTGCGGAACTCATAAGGAGAATGTGACATGGCCTTTACTGGCAACTTTATGTGCACGAGCTTTAAAAAAGAGCTTATGACTGCAACACACGATTTTACTGCGTCTACGGGAAATACTTTTAAGTTGGCGCTATATACTAACAGTGCATCTTTTGATGCCTCAACTACTGCATATACCGCTACGAATGAGGTAAGTGGTACAGGTTATTCTGCTGGTGGCGGCACATTGACAAATGTTACGCCTACGACATCTGGCACAACCGCATTTGCAGACTTTGCCGATTTGACTTTTTCTACGGCGACGATTACGGCGCGTGGAGCGTTGATCTATAACGATACTGCGACAGGTGATCCTAGCGTTGTTGTTTTGGATTTTGGCGCAGACAAGACGTCAACGGCTGGGGACTTCACGATTGTGATGCCTACTGCTGATGCTAGTAATGCTTTGATAAGAATAGCGTAGTTTTAAATGAAAACCTGCATAACATGCGGGGTAATAAAACCCTTGGGAGAGTTCTATCGCAGGTCGGACTCTCCTAACGGTTATAGAAATGACTGTAAGGATTGCAGAAAAAACTTATCTTCTAATAACTACTTTAGGAATAGACAGAAAAACCTAGAGACTCGCAGGAAATATTATTTGAAGAAAGTTGCAGAAAATCCTGACTTTCAAAAAGAAAAATATTGGTCTGATGTGGAAGCTGCAAAAGCCTTAAATAGAAAGTATTATCTTCGACATCGTGAAAAACGTGTAGCTCGTGCAGTAGAGTATGCGAAGAAAAATTCTGCAAAAGCTAACGCTACAAAGAAAAAGTATAAATTAGCTAAAAAACGAGCGTACCCTTCTTGGGTGGTGTCGTCGCCCAATCTTTGTGCTATGATTGAAGATATTTATTGCAGTGCGCAAAAGTTAACAAAGGAAACCGGAATAGTGCATCATGTAGATCATATTGTTCCAGTGCAGGGCCGAAATATTTGTGGCCTTCATGTTCCTTGGAATCTTCAAGTTTTGACAGCTTCTGAAAATTGTAGCAAGCAAAACAAACTATTGGAGATGTAGGTTATGGCCTCGTCAACTCTATATGAAGGGTGGGGTCGATCCACTTGGAGTGACGGTTCTTTTGGCACTCCTATCCTCAAGGTTTTTGTGGACGGTGTTTCCACTACAGGGGCAGTGGGGTCTGTTTCGGTTATTGCCGAAGCGAATGTTACGCCTACAGGCGTTGTCGCTACAGGTGCGTTAGGCACTGTCAGTGTTATTGGCGAAGCGAATGTTCCGACGACAGGATTGCAAGCGGCTGGAAACGTTGGTTCTGTTTCTGTTGTTGCCGAGGCGAATGTATTCCCAACAGGTGTTGAGGGGGTGGGGGCCGTTGGCAGTGCAACAGTTAACGCTGACGCAAATGTTTCTGTTACAGGATTGGCAGCGACATCATCGGTTGGCACTGTCACTGTAACTGCTGCGGCAAATGTAGCTGTTACTGGCCTTGAGGCCACAGGTTCAGTTGGTGACGTTACAGTAACGGGTACGGCAAATGTTACCCCAACTGGGCTAGAAGCTACAGGTTCAGTTGGTACAGTTACGGTTACTTTTGGAATAACAATACAGGTTACTGGCGTTGAAGCGACAGGGGCCGTAGGTTCTGTTACGACTACAGCCAATGCAGATGTTTCTGTCACAGGTGTTGCAGGAACAGGAGAAGTAGGTCCAGTTCTTGTCTGGGGTCGTATTATTCCAGATCAAAATCCGAGTTATACTCCAATAACACCAACGCAAAATCCATCGTTCTCGCAGATTGCTCCAAATCAAAATCCGAGTTATACTCCGATAACACCATCTTCCACCCCTTCTTGGAGTGACGAATCACCGTCTCAAGCTCCGGGCTGGGATGACATAGCAGCATAGGGGAAAACCATGCCCAGTACATATACATTAAACAACGGTATCGAACTCATAGCCACTGGTGAACAGTCGGGCACATGGGGTAATACAACCAATACAAACCTTGAACTTTTAGACACGGCTCTTGATGGTCAGGTCACGGTGACCTTGGCTTCGGCGGGAACATCTGGATCTCCAAACACACTGCCTATCAGCGATGGCGCGGCATCCAATGGTCGTAATCGGATGGTTATCTTCAATGACGGCGGTGATTTGGGTGGAACAGCTTACGTGCAGCTAACGCCAAATGACGCGGAGAAGATTATTTACGTTCGCAACAGCCTGTCTAGTTCGCGCAGTATACTGTTGTTTCAAGGCACGTACAACGCGAGTAATGACTACGAGGTTCCTGCGGGAACGACTGCGGTTATTTACTTTGACGGTGCGGGAACAGGCGCGGTAGCGGCGAACGTCTTTAACAATGCGTACTTTGACAGCCTGCGCTTGGGCAGCGTGTCGGTGACCGCAATCCTAGACGAAGACAACATGGCGTCCGATAGCGCGACAGCCTTGGCAACACAACAGTCGATTAAGGCGTATGTGGATACACAGGTTGGCGCAAACAACGAACTGTCTGAGGTTCTTGCTAATGGCAACACGACAGGCGGTACGGATATTGTGGTATCTACTGGCGACGACATCACCTTTGCTGATTCTTCTAAAGCCATCTTCGGCGCAGGGTCTGACCTACAGATTTACCATGATGGTAGCGGTAGCCGCATTTATGAAAACGGAACAGGTGTTTTAGCGTTTTATAGTAACGGTTCTGGAATTAACTTTTATAAGGGCGAAGCAGCGGAAAATA